GTTTCCCAGTCACGATCACCTTAGGTGGCAGTACTTAAAAAAAGGCCGTTTTCGGCCTAAAAAAGAGGATCATTATGCAGATCAAAGATGGCGCATCATTATCCGGATTACAGCTGGTCATGCGTCCAGCGTTACAAGTGGCAGAATACGTTTGGAAAGAATATGGGCAAGAATTGGTCGTTACGTCTGGAACTGACGGTACTCATTCTGCTGGTTCTTTGCATTATTACGGATATGCCCTAGACTTTCGGACTAGGTACTTCGATTACGAAACAAAGATGAAAGTTTTTCGGGATTTGGTGTACCAGTTACGGAAAAGACAAGGTTTTGTTGTTCTACTGGAGAAAGATCATATTCATGTGGAATACAGAAAACCTATTGAGGATTAGATGTCGATAGTTAATGCAATCTTGACTAATTGGGATACCATTGCCTTAATTATTACTAATATCTTGGCACTTCTGGCCAAGTCACCCTTGGAGAAAAAGCGAAATGGCTAAACGATCTAAACTCAGTTACAAAGGCTCAAAAAAATTGTTCCGCGCTACTGCGGATCGCACTCATATCTTTAATGTGAATAATCGTCCTATGCGTGGCGGTACTCGTCTCTAATGCCTTGTTATAGCCCTCTTCAGGGCTATCGCGCTAAATTCGTAAATGAGAAAACAGGAAAAAGACCGATCGTCTTTAATCCGAATCACGGGTTCAGCGATTTGCCCGTTACAGTACCTTGCGGGCGTTGTGTTGGTTGCAGACTGGAATACAGTCGCCAGTGGGCAATACGATGTGTCCATGAAGCACAAATGCACGAGCACAATGCTTTCATTACTCTGACCTATGCACCGGAGCATATGCCTGATGACTATTCCATTCACAAGGAAGAACTACAAAAGTTTTTCAAGCGACTTAGAAAGCATCTCGATTGTGATATCCGATACTTTGCGTGCGGAGAATACGGAGAAAAGTCCAATCGACCTCATTACCATGCCATTGTATTTGGTACCGATTTCCCCGATAAATTTCTACACTCAGAGTCAAACGGAAATTATCTCTGGCGATCACCTACTTTGGAAAAGGCTTGGAGAAAAGGACATTCATTAATTGGTAATGTGACTTTCGAATCTGCGGCTTATGTTGCGCGTTATGTGATGAAAAAGCGTAAAGGTGATGAGGATGAAATTGCAGAGCATTACAAGTTGCTTGATCCTGAAACTGGTGAGATTCACCAGCTTGAGCCTGAATTCTGTTTAATGTCGCGTCGCCCTGGCATTGGTAAAACATGGTTGGAGAAATTCAAAACAGATACAGATAAAGACTTTATAACCCTTCGTGGTAAAAAAATGTCTTTGCCTAAATATTACGATTCAGTATTGGAACAACTAGGAGAAGAACTGGAAGAGAGAAAGCTCCAGCGCATGAGGTCGCTGGACAAGTCAGATAACACTTATGACCGCCTTCGAGTGAAGGAAAAGGTTAAAAAAGCTCAAATTGCACAACTAAAACGAAATCTTGAGGAAATCAAATGAAACTTAATGTCTATTCGATCTTCGATTCCGCGGCGAAGGCCTATACTCAACCCTTCTTTATGCACAACGATGGTCTTGCCATTCGTGCGTTTCAAGATAATGTTAATTCAGAGCAAGAGAATAATATTTCGAAGCATCCCGATCAGTTCACACTTTTCAAAATTGCAGAGTTTGATGATGCGACTGGTCAAATTGAAGCGATTTCACCCAAGTCATTGGGCAATGGTCTAGAATATAAGACGGAAATGGAGATCAGTGAATCGATCTCTAAATTGATTTTGGAAAAACTTGATAGTCTTCTGAAGGAGCAAAAATAATGCAGTCGGTTATGAATCACACTTTCAGCCAAGCGCCAACGGCTGATATTCCTCGTTCATCATTTAATCGTTCACACGGTTATAAAACGACTTTTGATGCTGGGTATCTTATTCCGGTGTTTGTAGATGAGGCGCTTCCGGGTGATACTTTTACCCTCAATCCTACGATGTTTGCGCGGCTTAACACTCCGATATATCCAATCATGGATAATATGTTTCTAGACGTTCACTTCTTCAGTGTGCCGGTGCGGCAGATCTGGAGTAATTTTAGGAAGTTTTGTGGTGAACAAGTTGACCCAGGTGATTCAACTGATTTTACTGTACCAGTTAGCACTGCTACTGCATCTACTGGTTACTCTAATCAGTCCTTGCAAGACTATCTTGGCTTGCCTACTCAAGTTCCTGACTATGAGCATAGTGCTTTGTTCACTCGTGCTTATAATCATATATACAATGAATGGTATCGAGATCAAAACTTAGTTGATTCTGCTACCGTTGATACTGATGATGGCCCTGATTCCCCTACCGATTACACTTTGCGGAAGCGTGGCAAGCGGCATGATTATTTTACTTCGTCGTTGCCTTGGTTACAGAAAGGTGACGCGGTTGATCTTCCTTTAGGTTCTTCTGCGCCGGTTGCTATGGATGGCGCTCCGTCCGCTAGTAATTTTGCTAATGTTTATTCTACAAATAATACTGGAGATGTTCGTCTTGGTACGGATACTACTTATTTGTATTTAGATAGTGGTACTGGTGGCAATTCGCTTTATGCTGATTTGAGTTCGGCGACTGCTTCTACTGTTAATCAGTTGCGTCAAGCGTTTCAGATTCAAAAGTTACTTGAGCGTGATGCGCGTTCTGGTACGCGTTATTCCGAAATTGTTAAGGCGCATTTCGGTGTACAGTTTATGGATGTTACTTATCGCCCCGAATTCTTAGGCGGTAACTCAACTCCGATTAATGTTACTTCGGTTCCTCAGACCAGCGAGTCTGGTACTACGCCACAAGGTACGCTTGCTGCGTTTGGTACGGCTACTGTCAACGGCGGTGGTTTTACTAAGTCCTTCACCGAACATTGCATTGTGATGGGTATTGCTTCGGTGCGTGCGGATTTGACCTATCAACAAGGTCTTAACCGTATGTATTCTCGTTCTACTCGTTATGATTATTTTTGGCCGGCACTTGCCCATATTGGTGAACAGTCAACTCTGATTAAAGAGTTGTATTGTCAGGATCCAGCTACTGATACTGGGTCTACTGGTACTCCGGATAACGAGCGTGTTTTTGGTTATCAGGAACGATGGGCTGAATACCGCTATAAGCCTTCTTTGATTACTGGCAAGCTGCGGTCTAATGATGCAGCGACTTTAGACGCTTGGCATTTGTCCCAAGAGTTCTCTTCTTTGCCCGGGTTAAATCAAACCTTTATTGAAGAGACGCCGCCGATGGATCGCGTTGTTGCGGTGACTACCGAACCGGATTTTCTTATGGATTGCTATTTCAATCTACAGTGCGCGCGGCCTATTCCGCTCTATTCTGTTCCCGGCTTGATTGATCATTTCTAATGGGTTTATTCACCGGACTTGGTTCCGCCTTAGTTGGCGGAGCGTTATCACTCATTGGTGGCGAGCGGCGTAATTCGGCTCAGGCTGCTGCTACTGCATCTACTAATGCTACCTCTATTGAGTTAGCTAATACTGCATATCAGCGAGCGATGAAGGATATGCGAGCGGCTGGTTTGAATCCTATTCTTGCCGGCAAGTTGGGCGGTGCTTCGACACCCGCTCTTCAGACTCCGGTTTTTCAGGATACTCTAACGCCGGCTGTTAATACGGCTATGTCTGTTATGCAGCAAGGTACTAATCGTATGCAAGCCGAAAGCAATGTTGGTTTGCAACAAGTGCAAGCTGATAAATTGGATGCGGAGATATCTCTTATTGGTCAGCAGCACCATTTGACTAGGGCGCAGACTGAAAAGCTGCGTGAGGAGCTGCCTAGAGTGGCAGCGGAAGTTCAGCGGATAAAGGCAGAAACTTCGTTTAAGCAGGCGGTGACTGCTATTCCGCAATTGGTTAGTGATGTTCTTGGTACTTTGCGCGAAGCTGGTGAAGTTCCTAATCAGGGTGCTTTGCAAAATACGCTTGAAAGCCTGTTGCGCTCTATTGATTCTCTTGGCAGGGATATCGGTTCTGCTACAGCCAAGGGAGTTTATGGTCTTGAGGAATGGCGTCGTAAATCAATGCATGACAACTACATGCGTCTTAAAGGTAAATGAAAATGACTAAATTGGTGATTAAAAAGGCGCTTGAGCGCCATAAAGGTTCTACTGTGGACACTGGTGACGGTCTTACCGAACAAGCCCACAAAAATGAATGCGATATGAATTACATTTTACGTGATTACAAGCGCACAGGTTTTATCCGTCATGCTAAAGACAATCAGGGAAGATATGATGATGTCTCAGTACAAGATTTTCAGGATGCAATGTTTATTGTTGCGGAAGCGAACAATATGTTTGCTGAACTACCAGCTGCTGTCCGTAAGGACTTCAATAATGATCCTTCGGAATTCCTTGGGTTTGTCCAAAACCCAGAAAATCAGCAAAAGCTTCAACAGATGGGGATCATCAAAGGCAACGATGGAGTAGATCTTCACGGTATGCCTACAAAGGCTCCTCTTTATAAGGAGCCGCAAGAAGCCCCAGTTCAGACTGAGGCTTCTACTACAACTACTGATACGGCGTGAGACTAGCGCAGCGCAGCGGAGTCTGTCTTATGACGACTCAGTAGTATCACCCCACTGGGGTGAACAGGAACGCCCCTCAGGGGCGTTCTTACTAATACGAGGGGCAAATTTCCCCGCAGTCCGACCAATCGCTACTTGATGTAATTGGTCGGACTGACACCTTTTGGTGGCAGTACTTAAAAAAAGGCCGTTTTCGGCCTAAAAAAGAGGATCATTATGCAGATCAAAGATGGCGCATCATTATCCGGATTACAGCTGGTCATGCGTCCAGCGTTACAAGTGG